ATTCACCCTTAGCAGAATTTGCTCCAGAGACATTGTGTTCATGTCTCATGTAGTAAGTGGGATTACCATAAACCTCTGTTTGGTTCTTAGTAAATTCTTTTCTGGTCACTTCCATCTTGTTTACGACACTACCACCATTTCCAGATAGACCATCTATTCTTACCCATCTATCTGCAAGGTACATAGAACCAGTTCCACCACCGGCACTTTCGACTCCGACACCTCTTTGCCAGACATCAAAACCACCATTAATTATAATGTTTTCGTTGATTGCACTACCATAAGTAGCACCACCTAATGATGTGGAACGATACGCCCATGATTCGTTGTCTCCACCACCATAGTTTCTAGGCATCCCTGCACCAGCAGTTTGTGTTCCACTTCCTGCTACCCCACCACCAACGGATTGGTTAATGATATTAGCAGTGACTGTTCCGGCATTATTATCTCTCCAACCAATTGCAAATGCTTTTCTCGTTCCCGGAATAGAACCACTTTCACTTATAAGTTTACCATCTGGGTTAATATATAGAATACCAACACCATATTCAGGATCTGCAAGTGGACAATCATATATGAATCCAGTAGAAACTATCTCAATGTATGTTTGAGAATCTAATGTGAATGGGTCTTGAACACATAAACCAATTGCATTATCAATCCAAGTGTCTGTGCTTCTTACAATTTTCCATCCGTCTGTTCCATACTCTGTGTCGTCATCACCACCATCAGTGTCTGTGGGTAAGTATCCTACAACATGACCTCTTCTGATATCCGTACCTGCATCAACCTTAGCAATAAATCTGTTGTTATCGATACCACCAGTACCACCAGTACCACTTCCTTGTAGGAATTGTCCTCTGTATTGAAGAACAAGACCCTCATCTTCAGTTATACCAAGAAGAACTGGTTTACTTACTTGTCCTGCAATTACAGGTTCATGTCTAGTAAGTCCACCACTCATTCCTGGACTTAAGAAGTAAACACAACCCGCACTCAAACCTCTGCTTGGAATGCCTGTACCAGAGTTAGGTGGAACACCAACTTCAGCCTCTGTTGCTAATGCTCTACTGAAATCACCTTTTATTTTACCAGATGTAGTAACATCAATATATGTGTTTGTTGCAGTATAAGGACCACTTGTACCAGAGAAGTTAGGCCAAGTTACACCACCTACAACACCAATAACTTCAGCATAAGATTTACTATCTGCTCTTGCAAGGTAATAGTTTGCTTCACCTGTTGAACCTTCTTCACCTGCCGCATTAATAGAACCAATGCGAACAGGCATACCAAGAGTAAATCCTGTGGTAGCAGTATATCCACCGTATGGATGGAATCTAGTTTTAATTGCAGACAATTCATTCTTACTTAAATCATAATCCAAGACACCTCTGATAGAAACACCTTTTGCAAATGTGATGCCGTGTGGAATAACTTCTGCAATAGACGCTCGAATAATACCTGCTTCTAAATCACTACCATAAGTAGCACCACCAACTGGATCGTTTGCAGCGGTAGTTCCTAAAGTAAATACAATACCATCACCAGAAACACCATCATACATTTTTATCTTATTGAGTTTATTCACCATATTTGTGTTATAGTGGTTTACCCAATCAAGAAATGTATCATTTCCAGTTAATGAAGGGATTTCGTAATTATTGTCGTCAACATTTGCCATAGGTTTGTCTCTTTTACTTTATATATGCCTTAGAATCTAGCGATTAGTAAGTTATTCATATATCGAACTGTTCTTTCTACAGGGTCTACCTTACAAACCGCACACAATCTTTCTTTTTGATAAAATGCTGTGTCTGTATTATCATAATCTGACTCTGAACCCCAAGGAGCCGCAGAGTTTCCAGTATCTGGAATGACATGATTTGATCGAGACAGATAAACACCATATCTTGTTGCACCACATGCAGCCGAGTTAGGAAGACCAGAAGCATTATCTGCCAGTGTTGAATCACATGGAGATGTCTCAGTACCTTCTTCTTCGGGACAGCAACCATAATAGTCACTGTTTGTTATCAAACCAGCAACGACCTTTTGACCATTTAGGTTTCCGAGTGGAATGTCCTCTGTGTAATTAGGATCTGCTTCAAAATCGGTGCTTGTGTTTAAATATACCCAGTGTTTTAGACCACTAACTTGGTCGGGTTGATTGTTATTAGTACCATTCCAGGGATGTCTCACTTCAGTTAACCACCATCCAGGCCAAAAAGTCAATCTAACAAAATTTCCATTTGGAAAATATTGAACACCAACAGGTGATGCTGAATTTCTAGTTCCCTGATATGGATTGCTATAGGGATGTAATGGACATGCACCTCTCCATCCCGGAGCAGATACTTGTAACATTGTATCATGGAATGCTGTTCCGTCACTATTCAATCCACCACCTTGTCCTATGGAAGTTTCAAATCCACCAATCTCATCAGTACTGCTAGGATCACCACCCTCTGAACCCAATGAATTCGGACTCCATTGTTCCCAAAGGTGTCCTGCACCAGATGTTATCCAGTTATGCATCATTGAAATACTGAGTGTCAATTGCATTTGAAAATGCTCTTGCATTTCATTCAATTCGGATGCTTGCAAAGAGAAACCGGGACGGAAAGCAACAAACTGATAGTTTTTTGGAACATCATCCTCAATACCACCAATAAAATCTACCTCTTGACTTTCCACTCTACTAAAATATGGAGCAGTCCTTAACGGGAATGATGTTTCATCACCACCGTAGTAAAGAGGCTGCTTATGTCTTGTTTGTTCGTCTGCCATTTCTGTATAATCTCCTTGATTATCCGATTACAATTTCAAATGATATAGTATGTTGTGCGGCCGCATTACCAGTTGCTGCCATTTTATCTAAATCTAAACTAGTTACATTTCTTTGTACGACTTCTGTGTTTGTTAAATCTATTTCTAAATCACTACTCAGTGGTGATGATGGTTTAGTTATTGATGTCACTGTAAATTCAGTTCCTTCGTCATCTGTAAATTTATTTCCTACTTCATATTTTGAAGAGTCTTTTGTTCTTACACCAGACTTGAGTGTAGTAGAGTTAACATTTGCTATGGTTTCAGTAATAAATCTATCTTTAAATGTCGAATTTGCTACCGAATTAGGGTCTGCTTGTTGTGTGGGATCCGTCCCACCACCTTTACCTTCAGAAGATACTTCGCTAGCATTAGCATTTTGGAATTGAATAACAGTAGCAGTGTTAAACTTTACTGATTGTTCTGGGGCTGCACCAGAGAGAATGTTTGTTCCATCAGATGTCTTAAATTTAGCAATACCATACCGATTAAACTTTCTTTGACCATCACTTGCATCATTAATAGTTTTTGCATCTAGTGTTACTTTAGCAATTACTTGTTGTGGAACTATTTTTCTTATTCCTCCTGCTGGTCCTTCTTTGGGGAATAGACTCACAACAACCCTCTCATAACTAATATTAGGGAACATTGATTCCCATGAAGTTTTATTTACTGAAACTTGAGAATAATTCTTACCATGATTGGTTGGTGCTTCAAAACCTACTAACCTTACATTACCGTTTACATCTTTTTCTGTTGCGAATCGAATTTCACAACCTGTACCATCTCCTGTCAATGGTAATACCCATCTACTAGTATCTGAAGTAAATTCAGAAGACATTAAAAGGTCATCTTTTGTCAAACCACCTAAATCTATCATGGCACTTGAAACTGCACCCGAAAGATTATCCTGTCCATATTGAATTAACCTTGAGTTCATATCTGCCGATGAAGTCACAGGAATGTTTAAATTGTTTATGATATTTTGAAAATAACTCTTTTCATTCCAATCAATGTTACAGGAGCAGGGACCACAGTCTGTTGGATAATTGTCTGTATCTGTTCCACCCAAACATCTCTCTCCAGTATCTCCAGCCCATCGATTAAATCTATATTCTTTGTTTAAACTTTTTGCAAGTTCAATACAAGAATAACATTTCGTTTCTACGCATTTATATAATTTTCCAGCAGAGAATGATGTTTCAGAAATTGAATCATACCCACCCTCCCTGTGATATAAACAACATGTTCCAGTAGAACTTTCATTACCAGGTCCGCAGATGTTTGACGCTTCCGATTTCAAACTTGTAGAAGAATATTTTAACAAATTATCACTTGCCATTTGTGCAGTTTCTAATGGTATGTACTTGTTACTTAAATCAGAAACTCCATCTGGTAATGCACCAATAATACAATATTCCCAACCATCTTTGCTTGTTGCTACATCACCATTGACTTTTTCTAATCCTAGATTATATTCTGGTTTACCCATTGATGATATCAAATCTATTCTATTCTTCACACCAGATGCACCCACAATTAATGCAAGCATGTCTGGACCAGATTTACTTGAAACTGCCCAGTATGGTTGTCCTTGATTTGCTAATCTAGAAGCACTTTTATCGGTATAGATTCCTGGAACAAAATCCCTTCCAGTCTCCCATCTATTCTTTTCTCCCTTTGCTGTGGGGATTGCAATTCTTACATCCTTGGGAGTAATCTTAAATGCACAAGCGATTGAACTAACATCGTTGAATGCTTCGATACTATTTTCATTTCTCACAACATCTTCATCTGTATTTGCCAAGAATAGGCACAGACCTTCATTTTTAAGAAACTCTGCAACAGCGTTTGATCTTAATTCTGCGGTTAATGGATTATCATAAGTGGGCATTTTAAGTTCTCCAACATGGTCCTGCATTTTGATCAGCAAATGCGGTGCAACCAGTAATTCCTAAGTTTGGACTTCTATCTAATGGACAAAGATATACGAAGTCACCAATATATATCTCTCTAAAAGGTACACTGTGAGCCGAATCTCCACAAATTCCATCTGCCCAATGAGGATATACATGAGTTGGCATTTCAAACCCTGCACCTTGTGGACCAGGTAATGGAATAGAACCTGGTCCTACGGTTGCCCATGCATCACCATATGTCCATCCCACTGTTCCTTCTGTTCCAACTGAACCACCTTCAAATCCTAATAGCATTGCAGTAGGGCCTTGATAACCTGCAAATGTAGCACCACCAGAACAACCAATACATTGTTCAAAATCTCCACCAGAAGTCATTCTGTATGGGAAATAGTTTCCTAGCAACGGACTTTGACACTCTTGATACCCACCTTCATAATCATCTGGTGGTACATAATCTGATTCTGTTTTTTCATAAAATGCTTTAATTCCTGCGGGATGCAACATGTTATGAAGAGCATCATAATATACAGGCAATCCTGTTTCGCTATCAACGATTTCAACACCTGTCTTTAAGAGGTAAGAAAAGTCCTGATACCAATTACTATCCTGTATTTTATATGGTCCGTTTAGGTAACTACCACCTAAATTTTGAGTCATGTATG